ACTACCCACTTCTGTACCAGGAACACCTAACCCCGCAGGTATAGCATTAACCACTTTAACTAAAATAAAAGATTTTAAAACACCAATAACTTATAAAATAAATATAGTAAAAAATGGTATTAATTCTATAACAACCACATTAGATTATGTTAATTCAATTTTAAGTCAAATTATAACTTTATTAAATTCAATAGATGCATATTTATTAAAATGTGGTGGTGCTACCACAGATTTAACAAACTCAAACGCAAATATAAATGTAAACGCAAATGTAAACACAAATATAAACACAAATGTAAACGCAAATACAAACGCAAATGCAAACGCAAATGCAAACGCAGATGAAAATAAAAAGTTAACACCATTATCACCATATTTGCTTAATGTTGAACAAAATGCTAATAAGGTAAAAATAGATCCAAATAAAAATGAAATATATCAAGGCTTTTTATTTGAAATTGTTGAAGAACCATTCTCTCCTACTGTAAATAAAAGAAGAGCGGTGGCCAAGAATAATAATGGTATTATATTGTTACAAACACCTTCGTCATTTACTACTGATACTCAAGTATTATTCACAGAACTTAAACTAATAATTGATAAAAATAATTTAAAAGCTAATTAATTTAATATTTATAACAAATGAAACAAAACGAATTAAAAGATTTAATTAAAATTGCCGTAAAAGAAGCAATCCAAGAAGAATTAAAAGATATTCTTTTGGAAGCAATTAAATCAAACAAACAACCAATAAACGAATCTTACCAAGTAGGCGCAGATAGAACATTAAGATTTAATAGTTCAAACGTTCCTACACAACCTTTAATTACAGCTGTTAACCCAAAACAATCATACATGGATATAATAGCTGAAATGTCAAAACCAACTCCGTCAGGATTTGAAGGTGATTTTAAAGTATCAGGTGAAATTAATACAATGTCTGAAGGTAGCGCATTACCTGGTGGACAACTTGGTTTAGATCAAATAATGAATTTAATTAAAAAATAATGGCATTCGGAGCAAAAAAAATATTTCCAATTGATACTAAGCCCGGAACGGCTGTAGGAGTATCTATTCCTTTTAATGCTCCAAATGTATTTTTTCAAACATATACTACTCAAGATGCTATACGAAATAATTTATTAAATTTCTTTTTAACAAATCAAACAGAAAGATATTTAAATAATCAATTTGGAGCAAATTTAAGAGCATTTATATTTGAACAAATATCTTCAGATAATATAACCTCTTTAAAAGAAAATATTCAATTATTAATAAGTAAATATTTTAATAATGTAAAAGTAGAAAAATTAGATGTGTTAGAATATCCCGACAATAATGAAATAAATGTTAAATTAACATATAGTATAATCAACACTGGTGTAACAGATCAAGTTCAAATATCATTCACATAATGGCTGTAAATAAAAATATAAAATACATAAATAAAGATTTTAATGAGTTTAGGACTAATTTAATTGACTACTCTAAAACTTATTTTCCTACAACATATAATGATTTTAGCCCAGCATCACCAGGAATGATGTTTATGGAAATGGCAGCGTATGTAGGTGACGTTTTATCATTTTATTTAGATAATCAAGTACAAGAAAACTATTTACAATTTGCTCGTCAATCAAATAACTTATTTGAATTAGCATATATGTTTGGTTATAAACCAAATGTAACAGGAATAGCAGTTACTAACATAGATTTTTACCAAAAAGTACCATCTAAAATGTCTGGTTCAACATATATTCCTGATTTTGATTATACATTACTTATTAACGGAAATGCTACTGTAACTTCAACAAGTGGGGTTTCATTCCTAATTGCTGACCCAGTAGATTTTTCAGTATCAAGTTCAGGAGATCCTACCGAAATTTCTGTATATGAAGTTTCAGGAGGAAACCCAACATATTATCTATTAAAGAAAACACGTAAATCTATATCATCTACAATTAATACAAAAACATTTTCATTTAACTCACCTGTTAAATTTTCAACAGTTGAAATAAATGCTACAAATATAGTAGGTATTTTAGATTGTATTGATAATGAAGGAAATACATGGTATGAAGTAGATTATTTAGGACAAGAAATGGTATTTGATTCAATTAAAAATACAAACACTAACGATCCAAATTTATCTCAATATAATGGGGATACCCCATATTTATTAAAGTTGAAGAAAATACAACGTAGATTTGCTTCTCGCTTTAAAAACTCAAATACATTACAAATTCAATTTGGGTCAGGTACTACATCAGATTCTGATGAAATAATTATTCCAAACCCAGATAATATAGGTATTGGTCTACCATTTGAACAAACAAAATTAACAACAGCATATGCTCCATCAAATTTTTTATTTACAGATACTTATGGGATTGCCCCTTCAAATACTACTTTAACATTTAGATATTTAACAGGGGGAGGAGTATCAGCAAATGTAAATGCTAATAGTTTAACTAAATTAAATGGTACAACTACTTTTTTAAATGCAAATTTAAATACTACAACAGCAAATAACATATTTGCTTCATTAGCTGTTACTAACCCACAAGCAGCAAGTGGAGGAGGAGATGGAGATACAATTGAAGAAATTAGACAAAATTCATCTGCTAATTTTGCTAGTCAATTACGTAATGTAACTCAAGATGACTATTTAGTAAGAGCATTAAGTATGCCTGCTAAGTATGGTAATATAGCTAAAGCATATATTGAACCAACTAAAGCACAAAGTATACAAGCTGGCGAAGCAGCTGGTATATTAGATTTATATATTTTAACAAATGATGTTAATGGTAAATTAAATACAGCGTCCTCAGGTTTAAAACAAAATCTGATTACTTATCTTTCTTTATATAGAATGATAAATGATGCTATTAATATTAAAGACGGCTTTATAATTAATATAGGAGTTAATTTTGATATTATTATTCTTCCAAATTACAATAGTAATGAAGTTTTAACAAAATGTATTACAGCATTGCAAGGATATTTTGCAATTAATAATTGGCAAATAAACCAACCAATTGTACTAAGAGAACTTTATATTCTTTTAGATAAAATAGAAGGAGTACAAACAGTAAAAACGATAAATATTTCAAATTTAACTGGAACAAATTTAGGATACTCAGCGTTTGCATATAATATTTCTGGTGCAACTAAAAATAACGTAGTTTACCCATCGATAGATCCTATGATTTTCGAAGTGAAATATCCTTCTACAGACATTCAAGGTAGAGTAGTATCATTATAAAAATAAAATAAACAATGGCCACATATAAAATCTTCCCAACCAAAGATACAACTTTATATTCTATATATCCAGAAATGAATACAGGATTAGATGAAATATTAGAAGCATCTTTAGAAGTAGGAAATTTAGGAACACCTTCCCCTCAAGCAAGTCGTTTTCTAATTCAATTTGACTCAAATGAAATAACAGATGTTATTAATAATAAAATATCAGGTTCACAATGGGAATCTAATTTAAAATGCTTAGTAGCTAATGTTACTGCTTTAAATACAGATACAACTATAAATGCATTTGCTGTTTCTCAATCTTGGGATATGGGCACAGGTAGATTTGCAAATGTCCCTGAAACACAAAACGGCGCTAGTTGGATATGGAAAAATTATCAAGGAGGAACCAAATGGACTACTAGTTCATTCTCAGCAGGATCAACAGGATCTTATTCTTCCTCAGTTTCACCTGGAGGAGGAACTTGGTATACAGCTTTATCTTCATCTACTACATTCGGATATTACACAGATAAAGATATTATTCTTAATACTACACCAATTGTAACTCAATGGTATACTGGTTCTATTCCTAATGATGGATTTATTGTAAAGCAAAAAGATGAATTTATGGATAATGAAAATACTCAACCAAAAATGAAGTATTTTTCAATTGACACCCATACCATTTATCCTCCAAGTTTAGAATTTAAATGGGTAGATGCTACATTTAATACTGGATCTTCTACATTACCAACAATTCGTAAAACACCACTTGTAGTAACTATAGGTGATAACCCAGGATATTTCTACTCAGGAAGTATAAATCAATTTAGAGTATATTCAAGACCGGAATACCCAGATAGAATATTCGCTACAGCTTCATATTATACTCAAAACTTTTATTTACCAACATCTTCTTATTATGCTATAAAAGATTTAGATACTAATGAATATGTAGTAGAATTTGATAAAACATATACCCAATTAAGTATGGATACTACAAGTAGCTTATTTACATTATATATGGCTGGATTACAACCAGAAAGATATTATAAAATATTAATCCAAACCACAGTAGATGGAAGTACATTAGTATTAGATAATGATTATTACTTTAAAATAATTAATGGATAATGGAAACTGTAAATTTAAATAAAAGAACTTATGCTAAAAGTCAATATCAAAAAGTTATAGATACTAACTTTAATCAATTAGCACAATCTCCATCTATTACTAACCCAAATATAATAACCCCTACTATATCAGTTGAAGAATTTTTTTCTAAATATGTTCAAATATTTTTTACAATACCTAAACTTGGAGCTACAAATTCTCATGAGTATCTTGTAAAAACAAGTTTAGAATATATTGGAACAAATCCTGCAAGTAATGAAATAAATGCATTAATTGATGAAATTAATATATTACAACAACAAAATTTAGATCTTAATCAACAAATAATAGACCTACAACTTCCTAAATAATGGATAAGATAGTTAATATTCAAAATGTCGACCCAAACACATTTCAGCTGCAAAATTATACTGCGGCTGATGATTCACTTATATCATATTACACAGAAGAAGTAACATTTGATCCTGCAGAAGATTATTTAGAATATTTTATTTTAGATTTAAATAAAAATATATTATTTAGTAATGTTGCCGGTTATCCTAATTATAGAATTCATAATACGGAAATATTAATTGATCCTCAACAAGATTTAGAATTACATGGATACGAAGAAGGACAATATTATACAGTATATAATTTTTTAAGACGAAAGTTATCTTCCTCTCCTAATAGTACATTATATATTCAAAGTATAAGTACTGATAGAACTGAAGTAAGATTAAATACTACAAGTATATCTAATTTAAATTTAATTACTTTAACAGATGAATTAAAAAAATCATTATCTGACCCACTAACACAAGATGTTGATTTTTACTTAGATTTTGGAAATAATAAATTAGTTATTGCTAATAACATATTTTTAGATAATACTAATCCAAGTGATCCTACAGTATTAATTAAATTATACGAACCATTACCTACTGAATTTATATTACAATCTCAATGTTGGATAGTACAACAAATTGCTGAATCTCAAGCATATCAAATTGAATTAACAACTGTATTTACATATACCGAACAACTTAATTATATTAATGGACCTAATTTTAACTTAACTGTACAGGACCAAATTAATAATTCTACAGCATATATTAACCAAAGTATATTACAACAAAACACTTCAACTGCTGGTTCAGGTAGCTTATTATATCAAATTAATAGTATGCTAGCTGAAAAAGGTATTGAAATTAATATTGACTTCTCAGATTATTCTCAATTTGTACACTTTTCATCAGCACAAACTAGATTAGAAAACTTCTATTATAAATTAGCATTAATAGAAGAATACACTGTTAGTAGTAGCTATTCAAATACATCAACAAGTTCATTTTCAGCTACTAATCAACAAATATGGAATACTAAAATAAATGATATTATAACTAATTTTGATGGTTATGAATATTATTTATATTACACCTCAGAAAGTCATGCTTGGCCTAAAACAAATAGTACAGCACCATATATTAACTACTCAGTAGGATCAGGAACAGCTATTAGTTGGTTTAATAATCAATCTATTTCTGCTTCATTTTTTGACTCGGAAAACAATGATGCTTTAATTAACACCATACCTTCATATTTAAGAGAAGATCCAAATAACGCCCAATATGAGTTGTTTACTCAAATGATAGGACAAAATTTTGACAATGTTTGGGTTTATCTAAAAGATATTACTAGTAAATTTGATGCCGACAACAGATTAAATTATGGTATTTCAAAGGATATGGTAGCCCAAGCTATTAGAGACTTAGGAGTAAAAATATATCAAAATAACTTTTCATCAACAGATGTATACTCAGCATTATTAGGTTTAACTCCATCAGGTAGTAATTTTAATGTACCTAATATTACTGGATCTTTCCCTACACCTTCTGGATTTGAATACATAAATACATTTATTACAGCATCAGATCCAAATGCCCTTGAACCTTTGGATGATGTTAATAAAGAAATTTATAAGCGCATTTATCACAACTTACCTTACTTACTTAAGAAAAAAGGAACAGTTGAAGGTTTAAGAACATTAATTACTCTTTATGGTATTCCTGACAGTATAGTTCGTATAAATGAATTTGGAGGTAAATCAACAACCGTTTCCAACAACTACGATAACTTTCAAAATCAATTTAATTATAAATTTTACACTACTAGTTCAGGTTATATACAAAAAGATATTGTAATATCTACAGGTTCTGCTTATGGTATTTATGGCTCAGCAAGTTATAGTCAAGATTATTATGGAGGAGATTCATTTAATGGTAATGGTACATCATCTTTTTCAATAGAATTTAGGTTTAAAACAGAAGGTATTCCTATAAATTCAGGTAGTTATAATCAAATATTATCATATGCCCCTGAAAATAATTTTGTATTAGTATTAGAATATACAGGATCAGGTTATACTACTGGTTCATATAGTGGTGCTCCTGTAGACCCATATAATGAATATGGAACTTTAAAATTTATAGATTTAACAACAAGCTTATCATCTTCTTTATATTTACCATTTTTTGATGGTGAATGGTGGTCAGTAATGTATAATTTAAATACACTTGAAAATACGGATTGGTTATTATATGATGGAATTTGGAATGATTTAGGTAATTGGTATGATAGTAGTTTCTGGGTAGATTAATATTTATAAATAAATGGGACTTTTATACGCTAAAAATAAAATATATAATGGTTATGATGGTAATACTATAGGATTTCAAGCATCCGCAAGCGTTTCATCTTCTGCTTTTTCAACTGTAACAAGTGGGAGTTTTTATCTTTCCTCCCCTTTACCTTCATTAATTATAGCAGGTAATACATATTTACCATTTAGTGGTTCATTTCAAGAATTAAGATTTTATAAAATTAATTTAAAGGAAAGTTATTTTGATGATTATGTAATGGATCCTTATTCAATAGAAGGTAACCAACTTATTGGACCCCAAAGCGCCTTAAACTCTCTAATATTTAGAGCTCCATTAGGAACAGTACTAGATAGTGGATCAGATACAACAAGAACATCAATCCACCCAAGAATATCAACAATCCCTCCTGTTCAATCATTTTATTTATCAGGAAGTAGTACATACACATTAAATGGTACATATTCATTTGTACCACAAAACGAAATAATTTACCAAGATCAGTTTCATACTGGTGTAAAAAATGCAGTATCTGAGAAAATTAGAATTATTAGTTCATCTTTAGCACCAGGAAATGTTTTATCTCAATATATTTCAATTCAACAACAAACAACACTAGACGAAACATTTACTAAAGATGTTAATTATGTAGAAGTAGCATTCTCACCTCAAGATGAAGTCAACGATGATATTATATCTCAGCTTGGCTCATTCAATATAGGTAATTATATTGGTGATCCGAGACAAGTATCTTCATCATTAACATACTACCCAGATTTTAATGTGTTAAGAAATAGTTACTTCTCTAAATATACTAGTAATTACAATTTATGGGATTATATAAGATTAATTAAATTTTATGATAACTCATTATTTAAAATGATTCAAGATTTTACACCTGCAAGAGCAGGTTTAGCAACTGGAATAGTTATTAAACAAACATTATTAGAAAGAAATAAATACCCGTTACCTCAAGCTACTACAAATAGTGAAATAGCATTTATAGGTAGCCCAACAACACGAACAATTAATATACCGTATTAATGGCATTAAAAAATATTATAATAACTGGATCAATAGGAACTTACCCTACTTTATCTTATGGACAAAAAATGTACGTTTCATCAACAGATGAAGAATCATTTCCAATAGAAGAGGTAATAGGAAGTAATGGAGGTTCAATGCCTAATTTATTTGGTCAAACATCATCATTAGATTTATATGTAAATATAGATCAAAAATGGTCTGGATACAATGATACACAAGTTGGGTTAGTAGCATACACACAATCATTTCAAAGTGAATTTATAAATGGAGAACTTAGTGGATCAGTATTAACTGTTTCTAATGGAAATTTAAACGACCCATATTGCCAAGAAATACTAAAAGTTAGCACAGTAAACATAAATTATGACATATTTATTTATAACTCGTTATATAATGTAAATAATTCAGCCCCAGGTCTAAAAGACGAAAATTTTATAAACTCAGTTGTTGCTCCAAATAATGGAGAAATATTTATATTAAACTCAGCAGTTGGAACTGCAATCCCTAACTCAATAACCGGATATTATGACACATCAAATTTACTTACTTATATCAAAATTAGTAGATTTGATAAACAAGGCAACGATAATACCTTATCATTACAAGAATTAACTAAATTAACAGTTAAATTCACAGATATTGGGATTATTGATTTACCATTATTTACAATATCAGAATATCCAACATATTATCTTTATACAACATATTATTCAACGGGTATGGGATATGTACTTCCCCCAACTGTATTTTACCCATTTAATACAGTAGATAATAATATTAAAACACACCAATTTAAAGCATCCGCCGGAGTATATTATATTCCCCCATATTCTACATATAATGGGAATACACTATTTGCATCTATTGATAATAATTCATGTTTTAATCCAATAACTGGATTATATACTTTTAATGATACTCCTAATATAGAAATATATTATACAGCATCATTTAAAGCAGTCAATTCATTTATTGGTTCTATGATAATATATGGTGACACTTCATCATTAACACCACCAATCTCTTTTATTTCTGGATTAGATTATACGATTACTGGTTCACTCTTTCCAATAGAAAATCAACAATATACATTTAAAATAAATAATGCCGGGGGTACTGGAGCTAATATTACTAATATATCCTTCGAACTTACTCAATCTGTATCTTTTAATTCCTCATCAAATTTAACAGTTTTAGAACCATATCTAACCCAGAATTTTGAATATAATGATTGTAATGCATTATATGGTAATGCTTTAAATTTAGAATATGATAGTAATTTTTATCAAGTAAACTACGAAGGAACGACAGTACCTACAAATCAACAACAAATAATAAGTGGAACGGCTGAATTATCTTCTGTAAAATCATACAATTACACAGCAGCAAGTCAAGTTCTCCCAAGATACAAAGGAAGTAGATTAACATCTGATGCATATAATACTAGTTTAGTAGTCACAGCCTCACTAATTCAGTCTTCATATCCACAATATTTAAACGCCAAATCATATGGTTACATTCCTATTAATACTTACGATACTGTAATTTTTGAATTTAATGGAGGAAATCCAACAGTTGAAGTATCTAAAACAAGTAGAGTAGACATATCTAATATACTAAATATAGATAATACAGCATCTGTTTCTACTATATATTCTTCAGACTCAGCTTTTAGTGAAATAATTGAAGAAAAATTACAATTAAAAACTACTCCTATTATAACTCAATATACTACTAATGAAATTATAGTTCCAGCAGATATTAAAGTAGTTACAAATGACATTTCTCCAACACCTGTATTCATGAATACTAGTTACCCTCAAGATTGGACATATATCTCTGGCTCACAACAAGATAATAGCAATCAATTTTTAGTAACTGGTTCTTATTATAAAATAAATAATTATATCCCAGGTGATGATTTTGAAAAAATAGCATGGGTTACAGAAGGAACAATTAATACGGATGGTTGTATATTTTTAATTCCATTGTGGTATTCACAATCATATGTAAATACAAATTATTCATGGAGTTTTGGCTCTAATTTAAGTAAAATAGTAGGAGAAACATATGGGTTTGCTATTGGTAATAATCCAAATCAAGTAAATTTATTTGAAAGATCATGGTATGTCTATAAAGATCCAAATGGAGATTATTCCCCTAAGGGTTCAGTAACCACACAAGTTATTAGTCAATCAATAACTGATGGAATAAATAAAGGGGAAAGATGGTTTATTACATTATTTAATGATCCATTTAAAGCTCCAATTAATACAAGTAATATAAATCTACTAATGAATACATTTACTGGAAGTTCAGACGATGTAAACTATCCATTAGCTTATAGTTCGGCGTATGAAATATCAACACTTAATACATCAAGTAATATACTTATATTCCAATTTAACCCCCCAGTTGATGCATATGCTCCTATAGGAAATCTTTTCCAAGGCCCTCCGGGTTCTATATATGGAGGATTAAATAACCGCTTTGGTTTATTAATATGGAAATCCCCAGCTATTACAAATACTATATTATTTAATGGTACTAATTTAGTAAATTTAGGATTAGGAAATATTATAACAAATGATTCATCACCAACAATTAAAAATAATTTAAATTTAATTTCAAAAACATTTGGCTCAAAGCCATAAATTCATTATATTTATAATAAAAATTAATAAAAATGGGATATTTAAATAATAGCGTCGTAACAGTAGATGCAATTTTAACAACAAAAGGAAGACAATTATTAGCACAAAATAATGGTTCATTCAAAATTACTCAATTTGCATTAGCAGACGATGAAGTAAATTATACATTGTATAATCCAAATCACCCATCAGGTTCTGCGTATTATGGTGAAGCCATTGTTAACATGCCATTATTGGAAGCATTTCCTCAAGAAACACAAATTATGAAATATAAATTAGTTACGTTACCTAGGGGAACAGCTAAAATGCCTATTTTAAATTTAGGTTACTCATCAATCGTAATTAAACAAGGTGCTTCATTAGCTATTACTCCTCAAACATTAAATTATTTTGGTGGTAATACTTACGAAACAGCTGGTTATACAGCAACTATTTCTGATGTACGTTTATGTAATACATTTGAAGGTATAGGTATTAATACCCCAGCAGCTTTAGCGTTAAATTCAACAACTACATTAGGTACAAGTGTTTCTAAAACAGTTGTTGGAACTACTATTAATATTAGAGCAACAACATTAAACACGTTGTTTGGTTCTACTGCTACTACATTGCAAGCTACATTAACTGTAGAAGGTAGAGATAGTGGAGCTAGAATTACAATCCCAGTAACTGTAACTAAAATATCATAAATTAAAAATATAAAACATGTCATTTAACCGTTTAGCACCTGAAGATTTTGTAGTAAGTTCTGACTCAATTACGTCTACATTATGGACTGGAGGATTAACATCTTTAACTACTTTCAATACTTCATCAACACAAGAAGCAGGATCTTCTGGAAATTTTTATTTAAATATTTACCAAACCGCTTCTACAAATCCTTTAGCAGAAGTACAATTCGCTATAGCATATGGCAATCAGGCAGGTAGTGGAAGTTCATGGTATAATGCTTCTGTTCCGGGAATGTCACCAACTAAGACAACTTATGGTCAATACCAAGTTTTAGTATTAGGAGATGAAAACTCAGGATTTATATTTGGAGGTATTTCATCTTCAGATTTTTGGGTTTTGTCAATAGACAGAACTCGATATAAACAAAGTATACTACCAGGATCAATGGCATTAGTATTATCAGGAAGTACAGGTAAAATTACTTTAACAGATGATAGTCAAGTGGCCTCGTCAGTTATATTTAATGATGCAGGTAGAATATTTCAATTAGTTAGTGGTTCTCAAGGAACAGTTAACACCACAAATCCAAATGGATATAGTTCAACTCAAGGATCTTATGGGTGGTTATTGCCAGATATTGGAACTATTATTTTAAACCCAAATGCATTAAACCAAACAATAGGTTTAGCATCTAATCCAACATCAAATTCTGACGGTCTAAATTATCAAATAATGTTTAACGCTATTAATGGTACAGGAGCTAAATCATTTTTTCTAAATAGCCAAGAAACAATATCCTCAGATTATATTTTTGTTAGAGCTAGAAATGCTGAATTTAACTACTCAGAAAACCCAAGTTTTATCTCAGGGAGTACTGGTGAAGTATTATTTAGTTCATTTGTAAATAATCCACAAACCTATCCTACAACAGTTGGATTATACAATGATACAAATGAATTGTTAGCAGTTGCTAAACTTTCAAGACCATTATTAAAAGATTTCACAAAAGAAGCATTAGTACGAGTTAAATTAGATTTTTAAAATGAATGGGTGCTTACAAACAATTTCTTGCTTCGGACATAATAATTACTCCGTTTGAAGTAAATAAAGGATTTACATTCCATGGAGCTGAATTACATAACCCAAATGTATCAATAGATAGATTTTTAGGAACGAATATTGTATCCCCAATATTTGATCCTTTATCTGATCCTACAACTGGTCAAATGTCAACTCAATACCAACGATTGGTATATAGTTCAATACAAGAACTTTACTATTCTAATTATTTGAGTTCAAGCTATGGAGATATAGTCAACATGCCTGTTCTAATCCCAGGATTTGACCCCTCAGGAGATAGATTAATAGGATCATCAAGTAACCCATCTTATGACAATTATCTACAAACTACACTTTCATACCCTAAATTTTTCCCCTCAGCATCTAGCTCAATAATAGGAGTAATATCTATTCCAGTTAGATTATTTGGCGATTATATTCAACCAAATTCATTTAAATTTAATACCCCGTCAGGTAGTTTAACAGATGATGGTGAAGGAAATATCCTTAATGGAGTTGGAGCTATAGTAGGAAATATATTTTACCCCCACGGTTTAATTACTATTACATCTGAATCAAATTACATCATAAATGATTTTGTAACTTCTTCATTTGTAACTTGCTCATTTTCAAGTTCATACATAATACAAGAAACACAATATAAAGCAACTATCAGAGAAAATGAATTTAGTTTTACATTAAACCCAAGCTCAATCTCAGGTAGTACTGAAGGTACATTATATGGGTTTGTAACTGAATCATATTTTTCACCTTACATTACAACAGTAGGTTTATATGATGAAGCACAAAATTTATTAGCAATAGGTAAATTAGCTCAACCATTACCATCATCACCAACAACAGATACAACTATATTAATTAATCTAGATAGATAAAAATTATGAATAATTGGTTATATGAAAATAAAGTTATAGAAAAAATTGAAGATTTCCCTGAAAATACATTTGGATTTGTTTATAGGATAACAAACCTAACAAACGACAAATTTTACATAGGTAAAAAACAATTGCTATCTCAAACTAATGTTAAATTAGGTAAAAAAGAAATAGCAGCACTCCCAACTCAACGTGGTAGAACTCCATCTAAAAAATTAGTAGTTAAAGAATCTAATTGGCAAGAATATTGGGGTAGTTGTAAACCACTACATGAGGATCTTAAAAAATTAGGAGCGGACCATTTTAAAAGAGAAATATTAATGATATGTAAATCAAAAAAATTACTTACATATTACGAAGCGGCATTTCAAATTAAAGAAAATGTATTGTTAAATGAAAATTATAACGATACAATTCTGGGTCATTACTATAGAAAAGACTTCCTATCTTAAATTAGGATTCCTTAATTTAATTTTGTATATTCATGATTAATAAATTATGGATAATTCTTCATTAACATATTTGATTGATTCTATTTTAGGACATGGTAAATCATCTTCTAAAGGAAATAAAGCGTACCACTGCCCTGAATGTAAGCACCATAAATTAAAATTAGAAGTAAATTTAGATCCCAATTCACCTCATTTTCAGTCATATAATTGTTGGACGTGTGGTTTTAAAGGTAAAAAGTTAACTACATTATTTAAGAAATTAGAAGTAGATTTTGATAAAGTAGAGCAATTACGATTCTTAGTTAAATCATCATCTAAAGAATATACTGAACAAACTATTGTTAGTAAAAAAATAACTTTACCTAAAGAATTTATTTCATTAGCGACTCCACCAAGTAATTTAATGGCTAAAAAGGCAATACATTATTTGACTACTCGTAATTTTACAGAAAACGATATAATTAAATATAATATAGGATATTGTGAATTTGGTATTTACTCAAACATGATTATTATACCATCATATGATGCTGAAGGTAATTTAAATTATTTTATATCTAGAAATTTTAATAAAAATTCAACAACAAAGTATAAAAATCCAGATGTGTCTAAAGATATAATTGGATTAGAATTATTTATAAATTGGAATATGCCTATTACATTATGTGAAGGTATGTTTGATGCTATAGCTATTAAAAGGAATGTTATTCCATTACTTGGAAAAACAATTCAAAACAATTTAATGAAAAAAATCATTAATTCAACAGTACAAAAAATATACATTGCGTTAGATAAAGATGCAATGAAACAAGCTTTAAATTTTTGCGAGAATTTAATGAATGAAGGTAAAGAAGTTTATTTAGTTGACATTGACGATAAAGATCCTAGTGATATGGGATTTGTTAAATTCACTAATCTAATTCAAAACACTTTACCTCTAACCTTCTCAAATTTACTTGAGAAAAAATTACAAAGAATATGATAGAAAAAAATGTAAATGTCTTTAAGAAAAGCGTTAAACGCCTAGTAGAAGTAGATATGGAATCCAAAAGGGTCAATATCTTAGACAACAGGTACTACACCAGAAACGGCAAGTACTACCCATCCGTTACCAGCATATTACAATACATGCCTAAAGGTAAATTTTTTGAAAACTGGTTAAAGGATGTAGGTCACAATGCTGACGTTATAGCACGAAAAGCAGCAGATGAAGGTACACAAGTACACGATGCTATTGAAAGATATCTTCAAGGTGAAAAAATATCACTAATTAATGAAGAGGGATATTCAAAGTACAACTTAGATGTTTGGAAAATGATATTGAAATTCCATGAATTTTGGATAACATATAAACCAACATTGATTGAAAGTGAAATACATTTATTTTCAGAAATATATACATTTGCAGGTACGTGCGATTTAGTATTAGAGATTAATGGTGAAAAATGGTTATTAGATATTAAAACCTCAAATTCATTACACGCTAGTCAAGATTTTCAACTGTCTGCATATGCTCAGGCATGGAATGAATTATATGAAGAAAAAATTGATCGCATTGGTATACTATGGATGAAATCATCTAAGCGCGGTGAAGATAAAAAAGGCGAAAAAATCCAAGGTAAAGGATGGGAAATACATGAACCAATTAAATCAATTGATGAAAATTTAAAAATATTTGAATATATACATGAGTTGTATAAGTTAGAGCATCCTAACCCAACTCCGAAGAGCAATGATTTCCCTACAGAAATCCAAATAGAACCAACTGTTTAATATATTTATAGTAAATATTGGGAATGGTATCTTTAATTCAGCTTTTAAAAGAAATAATTATTAATGAAGGTGGCAATGTATTTAAAAATACAGAGTACGACACTCAAGATATACTATTAGCAAATATTGAACCCACAATTAAAAAATTTGTAGATGATTTAGGTAAATTATTTCCAAATAAAAGATCTACATTTTCTGAATTAACAAGTAAAAGTAATTGGTTAGGTTCAACTGGAAATAAACCACAATCAGGCGACGTAGATATAGCTTATTCATCAGAACATTTTTTTAAAAATAAACAAGCCGATGTTGAAGGTTGGGGAATAGATAGAAACGAATATACCCAATTATACGAAAAAAGTAAAAAGGCGGCTCGCTCAGCAACTGATGATCAAATTCAATTAAAATCATTAATTCAATTAATTGTTAAAAAAATTAATGCTAGTGGAGGAGATTTATATGCTAGCGATAAAGCATCAGGAGCAGGGTCTATACATTTTTCTTATCCTCAATATGCTACTTCAGGAGAAAAATTAGATTCTAGATCCCAATTAGACATGGATATTGGAGATATGGATTGGTTAAAATTTAGATATAATTCTGAATTACCAAAAGATGATCCAAATATTAAAGGTTTACATAGAGGGCAATTAATGTTAGCTATGTTTGCAGCTTTAGGATATACATTTAAAAGTGGTAGAGGATTTGTTCGTAAAGAAACAGGTGAAACTATTGCTGATAAACCTAAAGAAGCATTAGAAGTATTTAATAAAGAATATAATCCAAAACAATCATTAACTATGGATGTAGTTAACAATTATGTTAAATTAATGAGTTATATTAAAACTAATTTAAAACCTGAAGACCAAACTAAAACATTAGATATGTTTAAAGAGGCTGTAAGAAGAGCAGGAGCATATGTTCCTGACAATATTTAATTACTATGAGTGGAGCAGCAGGCGGATCACGTATAAATAAAGAGGATTTAAAAACAACAATCCGTGACTATAGAGATAACATCTTAAAACCATTAGGACTAGATAAATCTTATAATATCACTGGTGTACGTTCTAGACCTGAAAAAGATATATTTGGGGATATAGACATTGTTGTATCGTTTCCTGAAGGTGATAAAAAAGAACTTAAGCAACAATTTGCTAGTTTCTTAACACAAAACGATAAAGTTCCAGTTATTCCGTCTAAAAATAAAAAATACTTTATACATGGTAATATTGTTTCTACATTATATCCTATAGCAAATAAAGAAGGAGAATATGTTCAAATTGACAATATAGTAACAGTTACTAAAGAAGAAGGTAAATTTGCTTTTCAAATGTTAGATTTACCCGCCCAAGAACAAACATTAGCTATAGGTTTAGTTAAAACAATATTTACTGAATTAGATGAAAAACAAGTAGAAAATTTATTTAATGATTTAGGTATTGCAAGTTCTGAAAAACCAGGTGAAGGTGAAGAATATGATTTTAATTTAAACCCAGCAGAATTAACTTTAAGGATTGTTCCTGTAGGTAAAAATGAGGGTAAACAAATATGGAAGTCAAATAGCTTTGAAGATGTTAAAAAAATATTACTATCATTAGGTATTAATATTGAAAAAGATAAATTTGAAGATATTGTATCTAAAATTAAAAAATTTAAAAATAGAAGATCTATAGATCGCCTTAAAGGAATGTTTGCTAAAAATATACGTGTTGGCGATGCTGAAAAAGAAATTGAAAAAGGTATTAAAAAACAACAAGCATTAGATACAGTAGCTTCTTTAGAGGAAAAATATAACCCATTAATAATGGGATTAATTAAACCATTTATTTTAGAAGATATTAATACACAACCTACTATAGCTATATTTCCAGGTAAATTTAAACCACCACATAAAGATCATTTAGCTCGTATACAAGCAGCGGCAGCCGATGCTGATGAAGTATATGTATTAGTTTCTCCAAAATCCTCAGAAGAAAAACCAAACCAAAAAACTATAACTGCTCAACAAAGTGTAGCATTATTTGATTTATATCGTAAAAAAGGATTAATACCTAGTAATGTTAAAATATACATATCTGATAATTTACCTTTTAAAGGAGATAATGATGAACAACTATCATTTAATTCCCCAGTAAAATCAGCATATGAAATAATGGATAAAAAGGTTGGACCAAATTATATAGCTGTATTTGGAAAAGAAGAAGATTTAAAAAGATTTGGAAAAGTACCTAAAAACACAGTTGTTAAAAATTATGATGGCTCAGCAGGAAATTTGAGCGCTACAGATTTAAGAATTGCTTTAAAAAATGATCAAGATGTTTCTCAATTTCTTCCTAAAGATATAGATACATCTGATATTTTAAAAGAACACTGTGGATGTGATGATTCATTACCAACTACATTAAAGGATGCAATGTTATCATTGACTACATATATGATAGAAAATGATATGAATGTATTACCTTTACCTAAAATTAAAATAATAGACAACGATTCTGAAAACGCTAATGGTATATTTGGTAAAACAGCATATTATAATCCAAATGAGTGTTCAATAACGTTATTTACATTGAACAGACATCCAAAAGATGTATTGCGTTCATATTCTCACGAAATGATTCATCGTATTCAAGATAATGAAGGTAGATTAAAAAATATTAATACTACTAACACAAATGAAGATGATGAGTTACTTGAATTAGAAAAAGAAGCTTATTTAAACGGAAATATTACCTTTAGAAATTGGGAAGATAATTTAAAAAATAATATAAATGAATGGATTGTTGATATCCCAAAATATAATTACACTCAAAAGCTTTCAAATAAAATTTTTTCTCAACTTTATGAATTAAAAGTAAATGAAATAACTCTTAATCCGAACAATGCTGTTGAAATATATGGTGATTTAAATAATGGAGATTTTACTGTGGGGGAACATGATTATAATTATAGAATAATAAAATTGGATAAAAATCCATATAGTAGTAATTCATTTTATAGTATTGATTTTCATGAAATTGGAAATAAAAATCCCAATCCTTCTTTACCAACAAAAAATGCTAGAGAAAATTATATAAAAATATTATCAACAATATATAAAATTATATTAGATTTTACTAAAGAAGAAAAACCAGAATATATAGGAATATCAAGTTTAGATGAAAGTGGATACGGAAATATTTACAATAACTTAACCAAAACAAATAAACTTCCAGGGTATTCAAGAAAAGATGCAGGTTTAAATTTTACATCCAAATCAGGAGAAAAAGGAAAATTTATAGTACTAAAAAGAACAGATGTATAAATTAACAGATATATATCGACAAATTAAAGAAGAAGAAGCACTTCCAACACAACAATACAAAATATATTGTGACATGGATGGTGTATTATGTGACTTTGATAGACAATTTGAACAATATGCTAGAATAAGTCCTAAAGCATTTGAATCTAAATTTGGAACAGATAAGTTTTGGGAATTAATAGATAAAATAGGTTACATATTTTGGTCTAAAATACCTTGGATGTCAGATGGTAAAAGTTTATGGACATATATTAGTAAATACAAACCAGATTTACTATCAGCTCCATCACAAAAGGCATCATCACGCTATGGAAAACGTTTATGGGTAAGTGAAAACATACCAGGAGCTAAATTAATATTAGCTGACAGAGAAAAAAAACAAAATTATTCAAAGAAAAATTCAATACTTATTGATGATCGCCCTGACACCATTAGTGAATGGAATAGTAGGGGAGGAATTGGTATATTATTTACATCAACAGAACAAACAATTAATGATTTGAAAAAATTGGGCTTATGAAAATATGTAGTAAATGCAATATAGGTAAACCAATAGGTGAATATTATAAAAACTCGGGTAATACTTTAGGTTTAGATCCTTTATGTAAAGAATGTAAAAAGGAATATAGAAAAAGTAAAGGTTTTAATAAATGGAATTCTAAATATAATTTAAATGTTAATAAAGAATATAAAAAAGAATATTTTTTAAAAAATAAAGAACATATATATGCTAGAATAAAAAAATGGAGAAATATCCCTAAAAATAAAATATCATGTATATTAAGAGTTCAAATAAATAACTATATTAGAAAAGGTAAAGGAAAAAAACACACTTCTGTTATTAATTTAATTGGGTGTGATATACATAGCTTAAAACAATATCTAGAACAACAATTCAAACCAGAAATGACTTGGGAAAATCATGGGATAATATGGGAAATAGATCATATTAAACCATGTTCAAGTTTTAACTTAGTAGATATAGAGCAACAAAAACAATGTTTTCATTATACAAATCAACAACCATTATTTAAGACAACTGAGATAGCCTATAGTTATGGGTATATTAATGAAATAGGAAACAGAGATAAAAATAATAATTAACTATGATTTACAAATACAAATTAGTAGAACAAGAAATGGATGGAGATAATGCAATGCAAAAAGCTTCATATGACTTAGTTCTTACTCCAACTACCTTATCTGTTGAAGAAGTAGTTAAAGCATTAGAAAATATAGATAATTACGGAGCATATATATCTAACTTAAGAAACTCAGCTACTGATGTAAATAAAGCTGTTGAAGCACATTTTGGACCTAGTCAACCTTGGGCTAAAAAAGCAAAAGAAAAAGAAAATGGTAAACCATTCCCAATTAAAACAAAACAAGCACAAGATGATTTTATTAAAACATTAAAATCAAGACCCAGTTTATTAAACTGGACTATCCAAGGAGAAGTATTACATTTCCCAACAAGTAAAAATCCATCTAAACAAGTAACTAAAAATATCATTTACACAGTTATGAATAATGCTAAAATCGATTATACTATAGATGATAAAGTAGCGACAAGTGAAGATTCATTACGCGAAGCAATTAAAGAAATCATTAGAAAAAACATTAAAAAATAATATGTCTGAAAATGTTTTAAAAAAGGATTTCAAGCAAAAAGATATCCAACGTATACGTAATCTCGTTCAAAATAAACATGGAGAGAAAACCACTACAGGTGTAGGTTATGAAAAGCAAAAAGACTTTCATGAAGAAGGTGATGTGTGGGAAGTAGATGGAAGACAATGGACCATTAAAAACGGCATCAAACAAAATATTACTAAACTAGATAAAGCAAAAAAGGAGGTTACACTTCCCTTATTTTGCCCTTGTTGTTCTAATTTAATGAAAAATAAATACGATAAACTATTTTACATTCAGTATAAAAGATGCTTCAATTGTCAAATTGACTTTGAAACAGAATTGCGTGTATTAGGTTTATGGGAAGAATATGAGAAAAATATCATCAACTCAGATATAGAACATGTAATTACAGATTATAGTGTTTGGATGGATGAAGTTATAAATGGTTCAAATGAAAGTTTTATTACAGAAGCTGGTGATATCGAAAAATGGGTAGGTTCATCAAAAAATAAGTTGTTAGAAAATAAAGAAGAAACAATTAAGTACTTACAAGGCCTCAAAAAATAATATGAGTACAATAACTTTAACAATTATAACAGCATTAACAACAGCAATACTTGGACCCATAATTGTAGAATGGGTTAAGATAAAATTCATATCTAAAAAACCTAACAGAGATGTGGTAGGTGAATCTATAAATATTCATGAAAAAGTAGACACACAGCTTGAACTCCTTTTAGAAGAATTAGAATGTGATAGAATATGTATTGCCCAATTTCATAATGGTGGTCATTTTTATCCAACAGGTAAATCAATCAAAAAATTTAGTATATTCTATGAACGAATTACTAATAAAGCTACATCAATAAAAGAAACATTTCAAAATATACCTGTATCTTTATTTCCAAAAGTATTTTCTTTATTATATAAAGACAACGAATTAGTTATACCAAGTTGTTCTAATAATGAAATTGATTGTGGATTATTTCAGGTTAAAGGTAAAAAATATAAAACTAAATCGATGTATATGTTAGCTATAAACGATCTAAATGATAATTTCATTGGTTCATTAACTATATCATATTATAGTAAAGAACATAAACTTACATTGGATGAATGGATTTTAATAAGACAAAAAGTAGGTGCAATAGGCACAATCCTTACAGATTATTTACATAGACATTAAAAATATAATATTTATAATAAAACATTAAAATGACTAATTCATTCGAAAATATGCAAAAATTGGCTTTTGGTAAAGTACTTATCAAAGAGTCAATGGAAAATACAAAAATGTCTAAATCTGCTTTAAAAGCACACATCCGTGAAATGATTTTAGATGAAGCTAAAAAGAAAAAAGACAAACCCGAAAATGTAGCTCCACAAGAAGACGTAGATGTTGATCTTAATATGGGTGATGAACAATTACCAGCTGAACCATCGGGTGAAGAATCAGCAATAAATACAGTACCTACAGCAACTAGTGATATAGGTGATATCGACCCAACAGTAAAATCTATACAGGATTCATTGCAAAAAGCGTTTGCTCAAGCTAAAACATTAGGTGACGAAAAATTAATGAACCAAATAGGTAATACTATTACAATGCTTGTACGCACTCAAGTATTGGGTCAGCAAGGTATGCAATAAATAAATTAACAGTTATAAACCAATAAAAACAAAAACAAAATGAGTACTCAAGAACTATTTGAACAAATTAGTGGGTTGTATGAAACAGCAAAAACTAATCACGAAGAAACAAGCAAAGCAGCAAAAGGAAGAGCTAGAAAAGCATTAAGCGAAATGAAAAAAGTTATCGCTTCTTACAATAAAGCATCTGTCGCAGAAGCTAAAGCGAAGTAAAAAATATGGCATCACTTACCCCACGAGAATTGGAATTAAAAAACCAACTTTATAATCAATATAAACAAAGTAAAGAAAAGTTTATAAAAGATTATGGTGGGGAAGCTGAAGCTGTTATGACTGGTAGAGCAATTAAATTAGCAAAGAATATGTCTGAAAAAGAAAGTAAACAAAAAATTAAAGAGATGATTAAGCAAGCCTTAAAGAAATCTCCTATTGAAGAAATCAATTCAGCTGAATATGTTCAAACACGTAAACCTGTAGCTCCAATTGAAGATAAAGAAAAAAATCCTGAAGACGTAATTATGATGGATGTTCCATTATTAATTCGTATGTTGGAATATGCTAGAGAAGATGCTAAAACAGATATGGATTTACATTTTGCAGCAGAAAACTTAATTGCGTTATGTAAAAAAGGTGTAACATTAACTATGGATGATTATGATACAATAATCACCCCTGACGAAGCTAAAAATGACTAAAAACGAATTAAGAGATAGAATTAAAAGTATAGTTAAAAAAGTATACTCAACTAAATCATCGGATTCAACTGATAAAGTGGATTTAGATTCACCAGAAGTAATATCATTAGATACAGCTCGTTTTCCAGTATTAGTTAAATTCCCAACATTACTTGACACTATAGTAAAATTACTAACAGATCAATATGATTTGTTTATTAAAGACATTGAATGGGTAGCACCACGCCCAACTACATTTCGTATTATATTAGCAAATGATCAAGTATTTTATTTGATTTATACTGATAGAACATGGATTGGTAAAGTAGAAGGCAAAAAATATTACTTATTAAATTTAAGTGAAGAACAAAACTGTGTAGAATCAATAGCTAGAATTTTAGCATATGGTGTTAGAATTGAGAAAACAGAAGAAGGAGCACCAGTTGATACCTCAGCAGACGCGCCCGTTGATACATCAATAGCACCGGAAACACCAATCGATGAAGTTCCCCCAACAGAAGAAACACCCCCAACAGCATAATGGATACATTAGATATATTTTTAAAAAAATATTCATATAAATTTACCAAAGGATATCCTGACATGAACAATGAGCAGGATATGTTGTTAATGGAATCAATATTAAATGAATTAGGAGTTAAATTAAATGAAAATTTAGATTCAACAATTAAAGATTTAACAGGAAAACAAAAAGGTCCTAGTAAACTCCAAACATTTACAGATTTATCTAAATTAACTTATGAACAATATAAATCTAATTTAGGTAAAATAGCTAATATTTTCCCAAATACTATTAATACTATTGAAGATTGGAGGTCATATGTAGATAAAGATTTATCTAATAGAGGAGTAGCAATAGAAAATAGTATTAAAAATTATATTATATCTCAAGATAGTGATGTTGAAGCTAAAGAAATACCTAAAGGAAAAGGTGAAGATTTAATGATAGATGGTAAAATAGTTGAAGTAAAATCTATGCAGGATGATAAAATAAATACTCAACTACAAACCAGCTTCTATGTAAATGATCCTAATAAATTTTACATATTTGTTTCAAAAACTAGTTCTCCAAATATTGATATCCGAATAGTTAGTAGTCAATTACTATATAGAGCAGCTTTAGGAGATGAAATAGCAGATGAAATAGAATCTAAACAAGGAAAAGAATCTGATATATTATCTAAACAATTAGAAGATGGTCTAAAAACCTTAGATGTTAAAAAATTCATAATATCTTCTTTATTAACTGGCAAAACATCTGAAGGTACTAAATCTTTTTTTATAGGTAAAAATGATAATATACGAGTAAGGTTTGTGATATATATTGAACCTAAGTAATATTTATAACTATGAAACACGCAGATCTTATAAAACGATTAATCAAAGAGGCATTATCTAAGCCGCTTAAAGAAGATACATGCAATTGTGGTTGTCATTCATGTGAAAATGTAGGTAATAAGGGTCCAGTACTTAACGAAAGTTTAGGTGCTCGTATATTAATGACCGAAAATATGCAATACCATGTTAAAAATAAATTAGCAATTACTGAAAATACATTCAGATATGGTTCGCAAGCATTTTTAGATTTATGGGCTGAAGCGCGTTATTTATATTCTCGCAATGCTATTCATTTAAATGATGATGATAAAGCAATTATATTAGAAACGAATTTAGGTGAATATGGAATGTTTGAAGGTAAAAAAGTAGCCTTAGACATACCTATGTTAGAAGATGATGCATTAGCAGCAGACGAAGAAAAAATTGCTGACGAACCTATATCAGAAGATAAAAAAAAGAATCCACCATTAAATAAACCAAAACGTGGTGGATCTAAGAAATTTTATGTGTATATAAGAGACAAAGGTAAAATTAAAAAAGTTAGCTTTGGTGATACATCAGGATTATCTGCAAAAATAAATAACCCACAAGCACGTCAAGCATTTGCAAAACGTCATGACTGTGCTAACAAAAAGGATAAAACAAAAGCATCATATTGGAGCTGTCGCTTACCTAGATATGCTAAATTATTAGGAATTAAATCAACATTTAGTGGATATTGGTAATGGATAAACTTAGAAAATTAGTTAGAGAAGAAATACTTAAAGCATTAAGTGAAGGCTCTGAAGAAAAATTGTATAAAATTGAAGGATTACTTGTTTCAGATAATAACAAGAAAACACAATCTCAATTATTATCAGATATCCGTGCGATAACTGGTGTTACTACAATTGATACTAATGAATATATACCTCGCTTACCCAAAGAGAACCGTTCATATAATAGATTAATGGTTAAAATAGATCCATATCCTTATTTAAAAAATGGCGAATTTAATATAGAAACACTTAATCAAGTTATTAATAACATTAATAATATAGTTGGTGTAGTTACATTTAAAGTTAAAAATCCACAATTGATTAATATTGGGATATAGTGATTAAATTAACAGACATATTAAAAGAATTACTCCTTGAAGATCGTTGTAAACGAATTGCTGATCGTAAGTATGATAAACCATCTGCTTACAAATCAGGTGCTATTGTTAGGTGTCGTAAAGGTAATATTTGGAAAGATTTAAAAGAAACAGATAACCCACAATCAGGTAAAGCTACTCCATATGGATCAGGATATGCTAAAGTTAAAGAGGTTATTAAAAAAATGTTAAAAGAAGATAAATCTTTACGTAAATGGTTTTCACGTAAAGGTGCCCAGGTAAAAAAGGTGGATGGGTTGATTGTAATACTTGTCGCGAAGTAGATGGTAAAACAAAATGTAAAGCATGTGGTAGAGAAAAAGGCGAAAAACGCTCAAAATACCCATCATGTCGCCCCACACCATCTCAATGTAAAACACCTGGTAAAGGTAAAAAATGGGGAAAAACAAAATAAAATTGGTTCTTACCTAAAAAATAAGTATATTTATAATAGATGGAAAACACGTACAAATTCATAACACACGTAATAGGAAATTTATTCCCACTTAACGAATACTCAGATGGTGAGATGAAAAGGTTAATGGATAAGTTTAAAGAGGAAGCTGATGACTTAAACATTAAAATTTCAGACGAACAACTTAAAAAATATATTGAACGTTTTGATCAATTAAAAAATTCACCTAAAATTGAGGAAAAAGATTTACGTAGATGGCCTTTATCTAAATTAATTAAATTAGTATCTTCATCTGAAGGAGCAGATTCTGAAGAAGAAGAAGGTCCAGATGTAATATATAGTGAAAACGGGTATACTGTTTATAGTGGTGGAAATGAAGAATTATGTCAAAGACATAGAAATGATGTTCCATGGTGTATAACTAGAGGTTCATTTGGAAACTATAGATACAGTGGAGGTAAAGGTTACCCATCATTTTACTTAATAAGTAATACTAATCTGCCAGAAAGTAATAAATTAAGTTTTGTTGCTATTCAAGTTAGAGATGAAGAGGAAAATCGTAAATATGTTTGGACCCCTAGAGATAACAGCCCAAATGAATCTTCACCAATGGGATGGAGTACATTAACTTCAGATATTCCTTGGTTAAATGAAATTCCTAATATCAAAAATATACTTAAAAATGTTCCTTTATCATCAAAAGAAAAAGCAACTCAGGTATATAGTAAATCTGGAAGTGAAATATCTATACGTCAATGGGTAAGTATGCCCTTTAACGAAAAAAAGCAATATTTAGTAGTTAGAAAAAAAAGCAAAATATTTAATGATATTACAAATGAAGAATTTGTAGCTAATTACTTACCTAACTATCCTCAATTAGCGGCATTCGCAGCCGTTACTCCTGGTGTAGTAGATCCAATGTTATTACTCAAAAATTTAGATAAATTTTCAGCTAATGATAGAAAATCTATAACTGCTAATTTACATAATTTAGTAGATATAAAAGAATTACAAAAAGAAACATTACCATTTGACGTTAAAAAATTATTAACTATTTTAAACAAGTGGGATCTTAAAAATGACGAAAGAATATATGTAACCAAAAATGGTGAAGCTATAGTTAAGTTAACATTTGGATCAGACATTAATGTAGGAGTTTTTACAGCAGAAGATGATTATCCAAGTATTAAATTAAATAAAAGAACAGCTAAATTTTTATTAGATTATCCTAAAATAGATGAAATTCCATTTAATAATTTAATTAAATTAGCTAGTGCAGATATAATAGATAAAGATTTTATTACTAAAGTTCTCCAAAAAGCAGAACAAGACCCAAATTCAGCCATTATAGTTAAAGATACTGAAAATGGTAAAATTTTATTAGATTCAAATTCATTTACTTCTTATAAAATTGAAGGAGATAAAATTTCCCCAATCCTATTTAGTAGTGATGAAGTACAAAATATATTAGCATCAGAAACTGAAAATAGTGGCTTTCAAAAATCAGCAGTAGATTTAGTATTTGCAGAAGAAAATATACCCGACCAAATAGATAAAGATTCATTTCTTAGTATATTAAAGAATACTCCATATGATAAAAGAACAAAAGATGGTATTGTAATAATTCCGTTAGAAAATGGTATAGGGGCATTTAATACAGATGCAGCTCAAGGCAATCCATTTCAATTTTTATATGGTGTTGATCGTCCATGGAATGAATATATTAACTATACTCCGAGATTAACAGCAGACATTTGGAGAGAATATTTTGCTTATTTAAGAAATAAAAATGCATCATACACCGATGAACAATTAATGAGAGTTCTTAATAATTTACCTTCTCAAAGAAAAGCATTTGTAGAAGCATTACCACCAATGGTTGCTGGTAGTATGTACAAACCAGCAATTTATGAAAATGAAGCTTATCTTGTTAATACTAGAAATCCAAGAGATAGTAAGAGAATATCGGGTACTGGCAAAATAGTTAAAGGAGCATTATCATCATCTCAAGCAAGTAGAATATTAGGAACAACAGTTCAAGCACCAGCAGGACAAGCTCAAGCAGCACCTGCAGCAGCACAAGCAGGAGAACCTAGAAGAGGAAGACCAGCAGGAGTAGCAGGTGCACCTAGACCAGTAGCTGCACCAGCAGCAGGTGGAACACCAACATTTGAATTAATGGTTGGAAGAGGTTTAGAAACAGCATTTAATGGATTACCTAGACCAGTTAGAAATAGATTAGTAATAGCTACACAAGAAACAGGTTTATCTAGAGGAGCTTCTCGCCGTAATAATCAATTAGGAAATAGAGGTAGAGTTGTGAGTACTTGGAATTCTGGACCTAGTAGCATATATTTTATTAGATTAACTAATGGTACTATGATAGCATCAATTAATATACAACCAGGAAATGGCAATTATATACTTATTCCAGGCCAAGAATACGTTAGATTAAATTCACCAACTGAATTACTATCAGCATTACAAGCAAGAGAGCTAGCTGAAGTATTTATTGCTGAATTTATGTCTTCAAATCCAACAATGATTGATGAAACTAAAAAAGTAGTAGATTTTTATAATAGAAAAATTAAAAACAAACCAAATATGAAATTAAATGAATTAAAAAATCTTATTAAAAATGAGATTAGAGCAGTTTTAGCTGAAAACGCACCCGCAAAGGAGAAAGAAAAAGTAACTACTCCAACTAAAACTCCAAGCAAAAACCCATTACATCCAAATCCTAATATTAATCCAAAGACTAAACCAAAAGCACAAAAAGAAGGTATGTCTAAAGGAATAGCTGACATTGTAAAAAAATATAAATCATTAAAAAAGAAATAATGAACGAAGCACAATATAAGGATATATTTAAGGATCCAGAAACCATTAAAAACCTAAAAAGTAAAAACGTTACATCAAGAGAAAGAATGCTTGGTAACGAAAAATTAATGAAGGTCCTTCAACGTTCTCAAGAATTAATTTCTGAGTTAATGAAAGATGAAGCACCATATAAAAGCCAATTAGAAAAATTAGCTGTAGATATGGTTAAAAGAATGTATCCTGTTATTGAAGAATTTGATATTGAAATAGAAGCAACATTAGGTGAAGCTAAATTACAAGGTGGAGGTAGTCCACCTGATGAAGAACCATCATCTGATTTACCTTCAGTAGATATAATGAATGACGAAGTAGCTAAAAGAAGACTTATAAATGCTATTACTCAAGGTGCTTCAATTAGAGGTGCTTTAGATAAACCATTTATGGATTTCTTAAATGAAGTTCCCGATAACTTATTAGATAGTTATAATGAAACTTTAGCCGGTATAGATAATAGTGTAGACAAATATGGTGAAACATTAAAGAAAGTATTCGGTATATTTTATGATGAAGAAGCATTAGCAATGTTCTTAGCTATGTTAGCAGGTGGTGCTGGTGGTGAAGCTCAAGGTGGTGAATCAGAAGCTGAATTTGATGAGGAAGAAGGTAAATTAAAAATCAGAGCAACTGGTTTAATATTTCCATTTTTAATTCATGAAATTATTAAAGGTTTATACGAAATTGTATCATTACAAGGATTTACTAAAAGCAAAGAACAAAACCAAGCAACAGTAGATGCTACAGATCAATTAGGATATGAACCAGAAGATTTTTCTGTAGGTACACATATTCAAGAAGCATTAGAAAGATTATATAATGAAGCTAATGTTCGTGATAAAGTAGCATTTGAATTATTTTTAGCTAATTTATATAGAGAAGATGATGCAGCTGCATTCGTTTCATTTATTGAAAATATTATCAATGATAGATTAACATCATCTCAAAAACGTTGGGCTCTAGATTATATGGAACCAGCAAAAGAAGAAGATGAAGATGAAGGATATGAAGAATACTAAACAATATGAATAACTTTGATTTAAGAAAATATTTAACTGAAGGTAAATTATATGAGGCAGCTATGTCTTGTCCTTTACCCACTCAAAATTTAGAACTTAACACTAAAAATAGAGACTCATCCATTAAAGCAGATTATATTAAATATGGTCCTTTAAATGTTGATGAACCTGGAGATTTCTGGGAAGAATTAGCAGGACATTGGGATACAACGGTTGAAGCTGCTCAACAATCTTTATGTGGTAATTGTGCTGCATTTGATATATCTCCAAGAATGGAAGATTGTATGCCTGGATCATTATCAGATGATGATGGTAAACTAGGATATTGTTGGATGCATAGTTTTAAATGCCATTCAGCTCGTACTTGTAGAACATGGGCTAAAGGAGGTCCTATAGTTAAAGATGTTATATCTTATGATTGGCAAGAACGTAAAGGAGAATGATTAAACTAATAGATATATTAAAAGAATTAGTAACCAAAACAGAAATCATTTGTGATAACTGTGGGTGGAGATGGAAAATTGTAGATGGTGGAGATGATTTATACATTTGTCACAAATGTGGACATGACAATACCCCAGAATGACCCCATACACCGACATAGAAGTTACTGATAAATACATTATTCGTGAATTTGATGAAAACATCGATCCAATCGAATTAATGTGGCATCGTGATGATGAAAGTCGTACATTAGAAATAATTGGTGAAACAGATTGGAAAATACAGTTAGATAATAAATTACCGATCTTACTAGAAAGCCATATATTTATACCAAAACACGAGTATCATAGAGTAATTAAAGGTACAAAAACATTAAAATTAAAAATATACAAAAAATGAGTAAATTAAGACAACTAATCCGCGAATCAATTACTAATTATATTAGTGAAATAAATGAGGCGGGAGATATTTCAGCTTGTGAGTCAAAAATATTAAAAACTCGAGAAGCTATTGAACTTCGTGAAAAGAAAATAAGTAAGGAGGGCATCGATGAAGCTTATCATGATATGCTTGATGAAAACAAATTAAAAGAATTTGCTAAAGAAATTAAAATATTAGAGAAAAGTTTAGCTAAACATGAAAAAATGTTAGAAAAACTTAAATCAAAAGCTAATAAAGGAGAAAAAGTAGAAGATACTGAAGAAAAAGAAATCGTTGATGAAGTTTCAATTGATGAAAACGCAGAAGATGGTCCATATAAAGTAGATCCAAAAGATAGAAAATATTTATCAATGCCAGGAATGGAAAATTTTGATGAAGATGAAAGATTTGATGCTGATGGCACTCCAAACGAAGAAGGAATGTATGATGCAGAAGGAAATCGTATTTCATTTGCAGATATTGATAAAGCAATGTATGATGGAGAAGCAGAATATATGAATGAATCATTTTTACACATGCAAAAATTAGCTGGTGTAATTACTGAAGCACAATACAAAGATAAGTTAAAGAAATAAATTTTTATAGAACACATTCATTGCGTGTTCGAATATAACAAAGTTAAAGGAGTAGTGGCCTGATCTTATTTAAAGGATCGGGCCTCTTTAATTTGGCTTACTTAATAAAATAACTTATATTTACTAAAAATAAAGGTTATGAATATATTTTATATTAATGAAGACCCAATCATTGCAGCACGTGAGCTGGCAGATGATCATATTAGAAAAATGCAAATTGAATCTGCACAAATGTGTTGTACCGCTCATTGGGAAACAGGTAAAGAAGCACCATATAAACGTGCTCATAAAAACCACCCATCAACAATATGGGTAAGACAATCTATCCAACATTATAGATGGCTTATAGCTCATGGTTTAGAAATTTGTAATGAATTTGAAAAACGCTATGGTAAATCTCATAAAACAAAAGAAGTATTAGAATGGTGTAAAATAAATGAACCTAATATTCCTAACAATGAGTTTATAACCCCCCCACAATGTATGCCTGATGAATTTAAAGGACCAAATACTTTGGATGCTTATAAAAGATTTTATATATTAGATAAAGTAAAAATTAAAAAATTAGATTGGAAAAAATTAAACAACAAACCAGAATGGATAAAAGAATAGTAATTGTAGGAAGTGGGGTTGCAGGTATAAATGCTGCAACTAAATTAGTAGATAATGGATACCCAGGTGAACTTATTACTATCATTGATAAAGGAAATGACCCACACAATCGTTTACCTGAAGAAGTAATGACAGGTATGTTAGGAGCAGGAGGTTGGAGTGACGGTAAATTAACATATCATACTGAAATTGGAGGGCAATTAGCAAAATATTGTGGTGAAGACAAAGCAATGGATTTAATGAAACAAGTAGTAGATAACTTTACTCGTTTCCATCCTAAACCAGAAGAAATATCTTTATCCAACCCAATTGAAGAACCAGAATTTATTAAACCATATTTTGGATTACGTTTATTCCCTGTATGGCATATCGGTTCAAATTATTTACATGAAATTGCTAAAAATTGGTACTCATATTTAGTTGATAAAGGTGTTAAGTTTTTATGGAATGTCCCTTCCTTC